CCGATTTCATCTACCTGCCGGACAACGTCTCCTTGCGCGGCGACGGTTTTTTCTACTCGCTGCTGTTGGCTCACTCGACCTTCAATGCCACGACCACACAGATGATCCTGGCCCAAAACGCGACCGCGGTGCAGTTCACGGCCCAAGTCGCCGCCGCTGCCACCTCGGCGACGCTGACATCCAACTGGACATTTGCGACTGGGGCATACACCGTGGCGTTGTACGAAAGCGTCGGCGGGAAGATCGAGACCCGCAGCATCACGCTCACCAACGGCGCCACGACCGCCACGTGGGCCGGAGGCCTCGCCGCAGCCTGCAACGCCAACGCGGTCGGATTCAGCACGCTGGCGATGTTCAACAGCCGTGTCGAGTACATGCGTCTGCGACCGGCCAAACTTGCGAACCTGCGCGCGATCTACGCGCCTGCGTGGCAGGAAAAATGCGGTACCGATAACGTCTACATCGATCAGTGCGCTACGCACGGCATCTACCTCGATACCGGCTACGGTGGCGCCACGCAGCTGAAAATCCGACGCACCGAGGTGTTCCTCGATTTCGGGTGCGCAGCTGGCAGCTACGGCATCTACATCAACCTCACAACCTATGTATCGGGCTGGATGAGTGTGATGTTGGAAGAGATCCAGGTCGCGAGCACCTACGGTGCGCTGACCGCGACCGGCGCTATCACGGCGGCAACCACGTGCACACTGCCTGCGGCGATTCCCAACGGCGTCTACAACTTCAATTTCTCCGACGGCTCCTTCCGCCAGGTGACTGTGACCACAGGGACAACCTGCAACTGGACTGGCGCCGTCACCGCGACTGCCGCTATCAGTGCGCTCACTCCCAACGCGAACGGAATCAGCGGCAATGGGCGCGTGATCCTGAACGCGCTGGATGTGCATTTCGAACAAATCCAGGGTGGGGGGTTCGTGCTGCAGGGTGTGTGTCGCTTGACGGGTATGAGCATCAAGGCCGATGGCAACAGCACCGTCAACAGCCTGATTCAGTGCTCGGGCGGCTGGACCGGCACCGTAGATGCACACTGTGTGATGCGCGGCGGCGCGATTAACTTCATCACCGACAACAGCCGCGGTCCGTATGCGCTTGCGAATTTTCCCGGTACGACCAACAACGGCGGCACGGGCGCGGGCAACTATAACGATCACATTCTCTGGCCTCCGGACCCCGCGATTCCGGTATGCGCTTTCCTCGCTCCGGGCGGCGCGGCCAATGCGGCGCTCTCCTATCAGACCGGCACCTTCGTGTCTGGCGGCGCGACCGCGCAAACCCACGTGGCCGCCGGTCAGTACCGATTCAACCTGAACGTCAGCATGGACGGTGTCGCGCTCTACGACGTGATTGCGACTAGTGATCAGGGGCAGATTCAGGTGGTCAAAAACTCCGCGACCCAGTTCGATGTCTTCACGCGCAACAACGCCGGCGCGTTGACCGACTCAGGGCCGATCAGTGTGAAGGTGTATCACTCGCCATGACCAGCGGGCGCACAGCTTGGTTGCTCGCAGCGCTCGGCGTTGCGGTCGTGGCGTTCGTTTATTCCCGAACCAATCAGGGGCAGAACGTGGTAGCCGGTATCAGTGACGCGGTCGGAAGTGCGATCCGGGGCATCCGCAATAACAATCCTCTGAACGTCGAGAAGGGCCAGCCCTGGGAGGGCCTCGCGCCGGCGGATCAACAGACCGACCCGCGCTTCGCCGTGTTTGTGGACATGCCGCACGGCATTCGCGCCGCTGCGCGAACCATGCTCACGTACCGGGGCTATGGCCTCAACACCGTCCACGAGATCATCGATCGCTGGAATCCGAAGGTGGACCGCCAGCCCCCCAAGTACATCCCGAACGTCTCGGCCTATATGGGGGTGCGCCCAGACGATCCGATCGACGTGCGCGACCCCAACACGATGTTCGCCTTGCTGCGCGGGATGATGCCCGAAGAAGTGGGCGGCGCCGCCGCGCTCCTCGTGAGCGATGCGGACGTCTGGGCAGGCATTCAACTCGCAGGTGTCGCGTGAATCAGCTCGTCGCATGGTCGAAGAACAACCCGCTCGCGCTCGCTCTGGGCGTCGTGGCGATCATCGCCGCCGTGTACTACTTCGGTGGCAAAACGATCAAAGCGGTCGCCGACGTCGCCGGCGGCGCCGTAAGCGGCAACAACCTCGTCACCCAGAATCAAACGACCTGGGACGGCCAGAAGGAAACAGCCTACGAAGGCAAGGGCGTCTTGGGTACGGTCGGCGCCGCCGCCAACAGCGCGAGCGGCGGGGCGCTCGCGAGCGTCGGCGAAGCGGTCGGCGGTTGGTGGTACAACCTGCTCAACAGCGACAGCAGCACGGCCAACTGACCAACCACAGGACACCCCCCCAGTGTGAAAACAGCCGCCTCGTTCGCCTCGACGATTTTGATGTGCTTCGGCCTCTACTACATCGGTGCGAGTGCTTATAACCGCTTTTTGGCGCGCGGAGTCGTGAGGCTCCCGGAGCCTTTCCCCTGGAGCTGATATGTCAGTGCTGTCCGACTTGGTCCAGGGTGCGACCGCCGGTGTCACCGATGCCCCGGCGAAGCTGGCTAATACGGTGCTGTCAATCGGGCAGGAGCTGATCGATCGCATTTGGCCTGATAAGGACAAGCAGGCGCAGCAACGTGCCGAGGCCGAGCAGCATCTGCTCGAGATCCACCTCAAGCGTCAGGCGGAGATTCTGGCGGCCGTGGGCGCGATCGATGCCGCGCAATCGAACGTCAACGCGATCGAGGCGGCCTCCGGCTCGCTCTACAAGGGCGGCTGGAGGCCGGCGATCGGCTGGGTGTGCGCCGGAGCTCTGGCACTGAACTATTGGCCGCGCGCGCTCGCGGGCGTCGTCATGTGGGTTATCCAGTGCGTGCACGCCGGACAGCTCGTCACGTATCCGGATCTGGGCATCATGGATCTGCTCGGGCTGACCGCATCGCTGCTAGGGATGAGCACCCTGCGGCATCTCGAGGTGCAAAAGGGCACGCGATGACTGAGAGCGCGACGGTGGTCCTCAAGCGCCTGTCGCCGGGTTGGGCCTGGGTCCGCGAGAATTTCAAGCTGCCGGCCCTACTGACTATCCTCGGCTGTGCCGGCGCTGCCGGTATCTGGATCTGGAGCCAACACACCGATCTGCAGGACCTGAAGAAACACGACCCGGCCCCGGCCCTCGAGAAGATCGATGCCAAGCTGTCCGAGGTGCTCGAGACGCAGGCGGCTATGAAGCAGCAGCTGTCCGATTTCGGCGGGCGGATTGCCGCGCAAGAGGCGGAATGGCGCAGCGTGCACCAGGCAGCCGCGATCCGTGTGCCCAGTCAACGAAGAAGGTAAAGCCATGAACGATAGATTCAACAGCGTCGTGCTGGTCGTGTACGCAGCGGTGTTAGGTTGGTATGCCTGCAAGTGGTGGCGCTACGAGCGCGAGCAAATCGTGTGGGACACTGCAACTGAAATAGAGCGCCGGCGCGATGCGGCTGAGCGCTCCGTCAGAGATCCGGATCACCCGGCCTCGACGGACTCCACCGCCTCGACGTAGCGCTCATCGATCCAGTCGGCCTGCAGGTGCGTGCGCTCGCGCCGCTGGTAAGTGCGTACCTGGGCGTGCAGAAAGGGGATCGATCGGATCTCCCCAAAGGTGAACTGCCAGCCTTCGGGGCTCACCAGGTGCTGGCCGCGCACGATCCAGCCGCGCCACGCGGCGGCGATCGGCCCGAGCTGGCCCTCGAGGGCCATGGCCAGGAACGGCGCGAGCCAGCGCGGGTGCTTGCCCGTGCGTTTCCAGCGGCGGGCGGTGCTGAGGTGCACCCCGGTCAGGCTGGCGACCTGCTCAGCGGCAACCCCATAGAGCGGATCCGTGCCCATAGGGGCGGTAGCGGCCCGGGCGACCGAGACTTTAGGCCTAAGCATCGGCACAGCTTACTCAGCCGCCGCCGGGCCCAGGCTGCGAATTGCGCATAATGTATAAGCTGTTGGTTTGACAATTCCTGCGCCAACACAACATCCAACTCGGGGGCGCCAGCTCTCCCGTGGGCTGTCATTAATCCCAGTGCCATGAGCAAAATAGTTGCGGTGCTCCGGAAGCGCTCCGCGATCCGCCGCCACACCTTGAGCACCTCGGGATCCTGCTCCCGGTCCGCTTCGAGGCAGGCCAGGACGTACTCCGCAGATTCGTCCAACAGTTCTGCGATGCGCGGCGCAAATTTGCGGTCCACCACGGTGTGCCCGCCCTTCCAGTTGTAGACGGTGTTCTTGTGAGTACCAAGCAGCTCGGCCAGGCCGTACCAGCTCGCCTCGTGGCGGGCTCTGATTCGATTTAGGAGGTCCTGGGAGGTCTCGAGCTTCATTACATCTTCCGGGGCGGCTGTGACCAGATCCACGCTATACCGCCTCCCTAGGGCCTACAAGGCCATTGCCCTTGTGTATGCGAACCCCCTTGTGCATGATGGTCTCTGGTGGCGGTTCCCCGAACCCGCTTCGTCACAAAGGCCGCAGGGCTCCAGTTTCAGGCGTAGTCGGGGAATTGCACATTCAGGGGAGCCGCCCCCTTTGCGGCCACGCGAGTGCAATCGCGTAACTGGAGTTACCGGTCCATGGAAACGACCCCCGTAGCGGCATCCCATGCCGCACCCCTGTCCATAGCGGACGCGATCGACGTCCTTCAGAAGCGTCTCGAGCTGCTGCGCGTCGACGCCACACTCACGGAATTCGAGGCTTGCGGCTCGCGCAACGAGCGGCTGCTTGCGTGGTACCGCGGTCGCCGCGGATTGCTGGCCCAGGAGCTGGGCCTGTGAGCCGGCCAAAACCCGCGAAGGCGCGAGAGCATCTGTCCAAGGCGCTCAAGGCCCTGGAGGAGCGTCCTTGTGGGGATTCGTTCGCGATCGGCGCGGCGATCGCACGCATCAGATTCGCGCTGCACGCGCTGGGCGATGAGAGCATCGATCCCTGGGGCGAAGGGCACGCGATGACCGAGAGGGGCGAACCGGCAGTTCGTGTCAAGGCAACGGCAGAGGAGGTCTCCAGCTGATGGTGGAGGCCGCCTCGGCGACCCCTCACAAACCGGACCGAGTGCCGGCCTCCACCATCCGTCGCCTCCGGCGCTTCTTCGCCCTCGAGCGCGAGGCGATGGCCGACATGTTCCGGGTCTCGGTCCGGACCATCTTTCGCTGGGAGCGGGACGGTTTGGATCCGGCCTCTCTCCAGCTCGACCCCAAAGCACACCCGGATTCCGGCGCGGAGTGGCGCCGTAGGCTGTTGTTTTGGCTGCTCGAGCAGTACGAAAAGACGGGTGTCACTGACAACCGGAAAAAGGAGACTGCATGAGCAGTCCGCGTGCTGTTCAAGACCTGCTGGACGTGTGGCTGCGCTCGTTGCCGATGCACGAGTCGCGGGCCCTCAACGACCTGGCCCTCGCCCTGGCCTTCGCCAAAGAGAAGGCCGAATCCCTCCCGCCGTCGATCGACCGCCGCTGCGCCGGCCTCATCAACACCAAGTTGGATGAGGCCGAGCATTGGTCCCTCGCCGCTCTGCGCGCGGCGGTCGATCGGCGCGACAGGGGGGAGGAGGGGTGATCGGCGAGGCCTACCGCTCCGTCGATTTCGTCGCGCGGCTGGCCGAGGCCTGGGACTGTGCCGGGCGCCATCCATTTGAGGCCGGCGGCAGTGAGCATCGTGCGCTCCTGGCGCTCGCCTATCTGCCGCTCGACCTGGCCGATCGGCACTGGTCACAGCTCACCGCAGACCAGCGCCGGCGAGTGCTGATCGCGGCGCGTAAAGCGGTCGATCTCGGGCGCGCGTGCGCTTGGGTGTTCGGCGAGGGGCAGGGCGCATGAGCACTCCGATCTGGGAGGTGCGCAGGCCTTGAGTGTCGCGCTCCGCAGTGCTCGGGAGCCTCTCGACGTCCAACGCGAACGTCGCGACTACTATCGGTGGTGGGAGACGGAGAAGAGTGTTGAATTCGGCTCGACCTTCACCAATCAGGCGACCGGCGAGGCGCACTCGTACGCGCATTGGGCGCCGACGGCGGTCGAAGCACAGCAGCAGTTGGAGTTGGCTCTACCGGGCTACTCACTCAACCATCACGTCCGCAAAGAGCTGGTGAAAGTACTCGAGGAGCGCGCACTGCCGGAGGCGCTCCGGCGGACCTGCGGTGTCAAGTACGTCATGCGCTGCGCAGAACAACTCAAACAAGCGCGATGGAGTGGGGCCGTTGGATACAGTCTGTCGAAAGCAAAAAACGTGGTGTTCTGGGACTCGAAGGCGGGTCTTTCTCGTCTATGTCCGGATGATGCCCGCGAGGAGTCCATGCGCCTCCAACGCAAAGTGTTGGATCCGCTCGAAGCTCTGCAGGCTGATGGTCATGCGCTGCACTATTGTGTTTTCACATCCCCGAACGCCGCCCCCGGTCGTCTGCGGGCTGAAATGGTCAGGATTTGCAAGGCCTTCCGCAATCGGATCCTGAAAGCCAAGTATCCCGACGGCAGCCCCGTGTTCCCCGAGATCAAGGGAGCGCTGTGTGTGTTGGAAGCCCCGCTCGGCAGCGCGCGCGACTGGAATGTGCACCTTAACGTCATCCTGGTCGTGAAGGGCTATCTCGACTACGGCAAGCTACGCGAGCGCTGGCATTGGAACGTCGAGGCGGACCGACTCGCGGAAGGTCCTGGTGTCGTCAAGGGCGCTCTGTGTGAGCTGATCAAGTACGCGTGCGCGGCCACCGTGGCGAAGTCGGCCCAGAAGGCCGCCCAAGCCGCCACACTGCGCGACGGGACCGAGCGCGTGCCGCCGCCGCCGATGTTGGAATGGACCGGCGCCGAGCTGCTCGAGTGGTTGCTGGCGATGCGCGGGTTTCGGCGCACCCGTACCTACGGGTGTTTGTTCCGGCTGAAAAAGCCGAAGGCCGAGGACCTGGGCCAGATTGTGTGGCTGGGCCGGCTGGACTACGAAGGCGGGCGCTACCGCGTGCGCTCCGCTCTTCTTGAGTCCATACCGGAGGATAAGTCGTCAGGACTCACCGGCGTTGCGGCCTATGTGGCGATGCTTCGAGGCCTCGCGCTGCCCGGTTTGCGCGGTGCGGGCACGCTGGGAGACCAAATTCCGCGTGACGCAGTCCACACTTCCATCGAAGCGCTGCAGAAAATGTGAAATCGGGCACCGTCTGAGGCCCGGCCATGCCCTGTAGCCTCCGCCCCCTGTGTCCGACCTCCTGCAAACTACCTGCGCCGAGCTACGCGCCGACCTGGCCGAGTTCGAGAAATACTCTCCCGTGTTGCTCATGAACCGGCGCGGCAAGATCGCCGTGCAACGGACACAGGCACTCCTAACCCAACTCGCTGAGCTGGCCAACGATGTTGCGGCTCTCCGGCGTCGGCTGGCCTCCATTCCGGAACAAACCACGTGACCAAACGCGCAAAGAACGTCTCCATTGGCACGGTCGAGTGCCCTCACAAGGGCTGCAGTCGGACGTGTCAGGTGTACCGGTTCCGGCCCCGCACGGAGGGGCGGACCTCGGTTTTTTCCGGCAAGTACTATGCTGAGTGTCCGGATCACGGCCGGATCGGCTCGGATGGCAATCCGGCGACGAGCAAGTACATCGAGCAAAGCTACAAGCCAGCCGGCGCGGGTCCGGAAAAATCCGGAGCGACGGCGCCGGCGCCGAAGCCTCCGGCCCGGACCCCGCCGGCCCATCTCAAACCCGCCAGCGCTCCGGCGCATCCGGCCCCACAGCCGAGTGCCTGGTGGCGCACTCTGATCGACTGACTCCGGAGAATTCCGCAATGGACGACAACACCCCGGAGCTATCACCGGAAGCGATCAACCTGCAGCTCGAGGCCGATGCGGCTCTGGCCGGTGTGACCCAGGACCCCACGGCGATCGGCGCCCAGCCGCCGCCCCCGATCGATCCCGAGACCGAATTCCGCGAGGTGCTGCGGATGCCGGTCATGTTCGTCCAAAAGGCGCTGCTGCCTCAGTGGGGCATTGCGGACGAATATCGCGATGAGTGGAACGCTGCACTCGCTCAGTGCCTGACCCAGCTCTTTCCGGACGGCATCAACGGCAAATATGCGTGTTGGTTCCGGCTGCTGGCCTGCTCGGGCGTGATTGTCGTCAATGCGATCGCGACCAACGGCGGCACACTTCCGGGCTTCGGTCCCCAGCAGGATCCGGACAATGGCCCGGTCCCGCAGGCGGCCTGACGGCATTGCGATCCTCGTCGCAGGCTCGAGGGGTTCCGGCAAATCCGGCTGGACAATCCAGGAGACCGAGGTCGAGCCGCGTCTGTTGGTCTGGGATTCGGTCGGGGAGTGGAGCAGGGCAGGCCTCGTGCGTCCCGCACCCACCCTTGAGCAGCTGCACGCACTGATCGTCGCCGACCTGGCGCAACCGACTCCGATGCGCGCCGGCTATACCGGTCGGATCTCCGACGTGCACTTCGAGGCCTTCTGTCGCCTCAGCATGGTCTGGATGAAGGCCGCGCCTGGCGCCGTCGTCATCGAGGAGCTCGCCGACGTCACCTCTCCGGGAAAGGCGCCGCCGGCGTGGGGAGAGCTCGTCCGCAAGGGCCGGCACTACGGTGGCAGCATCTATGCGCTGACCCAACGGCCAGCCGAGTCGGACAAGACGATCGCCGGCAACGCGGACATCATCCACACTGGCCGACTGTCCTTTCCGCGCGACCGCAAGACCATGGCCGAGTATCTCGACGTGCCTGTGCAGCGGATCACCGCGCTTCCCAGCCTGCACTACATCGAACGCGACATGCGCACGCGCGCGCTCGCTACGGGCGTCCTGACCTTCAAATCCCGCCGCAAAGCGTGACGCTCCTCCCAGGTTGAGTTGGTCGGTTCCGGATCGTTCCGGAACCCCCTGTTGCAAAGCTCTCCGGATCGTGGGCTAGCGTGCTCCGCGTTTGTCACGCACCAACCGGGAGTCCCCTCGCCATGCTGCGCAAGCTCGCTCAATCGGTCTCTGTCATCGGCGCGACCGCGATGTTGCTGATCACTGCCGTGTGTTTGGTCCCGCTCGCTCACGCAAGCGATGCGCGCGCGGACATCTATAGCGCCACCTACGATCCGGCCTCGCTCGCTGACGCCGCCGGCGCTACAACCACGATCACCGTTCCGTCGGCCATCCTCGGTGATGCCTGCGTGGCTTCATTCAGTCTGGACCTGCAGGGCATCACGCTCACTTGCTACATCTCGGCGGCCAAGACCGCCAGCGTGCGCTTCCAGAACGAATCGGGCGGCACGCTCGATCTCGCGAGCGGCACCCTCCGCGTATTCGTGCTCCCTCGCGGCACGCGCTGACACCCCAAATTTCTTTCCTCAACTCAACACAGTCCACCCTCCCAGGAGCAAAAGTCATGAAGGGCTATCTGATCACAGCCGTCGTCGCCATCGTGGCCATCGCGGTTGTCTACCGCGTTCCGCAGCTGAAGAGCGCGGTCCTCGGCGCCTGAGCGAGCGACACCCCTCTCACCTCACCGGAGCACATCCATGCCTCGCGTTGACCAGAAAATGCCAGCAGCGCCTAGCGTGGCTGCGGGATCGACCACGACGTTCCGGCTGCCCATCGGCCGCCGATATCACTCACTGAGCCTGATTGGCACTGCGACCGCCATCTCGGTGGTCGAACTGTCCGAGCTGCGCGTTCTCGTGAACAACAAGGTCATACAGCGCTTCTCCGGTGCGGACCGGAACGTAATGAACCTGTTTGACGGTCGCGAAGATGCGGCCGACAGCGCGGCCGCCTTCAAGCTCGAAATCCCGTTCGATCGCTACGGGTTGCTCACCAAGGCAGGTGAGGAGGAGACCGCGCTGAACACCGGGTCCATCGATCCCCAGACGGGCAAGTCCATTCAGTCGCTGTCCCTCGAGGTCGATCTGGCTGGTTCGGGCATCACGGGCACTCCGGCGCTGGATCTGTACGCCACCTCGTCCGAGCAGACCCCAGGCGGCGCCGGCACTGTGCCGGTCATCCTGAAGTCGACTCGCGATTTCGCGGCCGCCCAGCAGTACGACATCGCGGATCTGCCTCGAGGCGGCGTCACCTCGCAGTTCATCGATAAGGTGTTCATGAAGCCGAGCACCAGCACGCTCGACAGCTTCAAAGTCCAGGCGAACCAGTACACGCTGTTTGAACGCACGACGGCGCTCAACGAGCGCAAGCAGCGCGACGGCATCCGTGTGCCGCAAGCGGGCTGGTATGTGATCGACCGCACAGAGCACGGCTACGGCGGTGATCCGTTCGACGTGCGCAACCTCGATGACTGGCGCATCCAGCTCACGACCGGCGCGGCTCTGTCGCTGACGCTGTACACGCACTACATGGGCCAACTGGGCGATTGAGCCCAGCGGCCCGACACAAGGCGGATCTAACATGTCAGGCGTATTCGACTGGCTCGACACGTTGACTCAGCAGGCCGGCGCGGTCGCCGGCAAGGCGGTGGATGCGGCCGCGAGCGTCGCCAATAGTTCAACCGCGGCGGCGGCGGCCCTCGATCAGACGCGCGTTACGGCTACCAGTCCGATTCAGACCGCGGTCCCGGGTGGCTCCTATCTACCCTGGATCGTTGGCGGTGTCGTGGTGATCGCTGCGGCGTGGTTCCTCTCGCGTCGCAGGTGATGCCATGGGAGCTCTGACAGGCGTTGCGAGTACGGCCGCCGGCGGCGGTGGCGGCTACTCGATGAGCAATCAGAGCGCCGTCAGCACCCCGGTAACCACGACGGCCGGCGGCGGCAACGGGGCGCTCAATCTCAACCTCTCCAGCGCCGGCATCCAGAAAGGCACCCCGGCATGGGTCCTGTATGCCGTGGTCGGCGTGGTGCTCTTCGTCGTGTACAAACTCGTGGTGAAGAAGTGATCCGGCAGGTGCCCTGGTCGGCTGAGGCCTCCGAACGGCTGACGCGCGCATTGCCAGGCGCGGTGCGCGATATCGTCGCGCGCGAGGTGCTCACCAACGTGGCCCAGCTCTGGGAGTGCACGGACGATCATCACTCCGCCTTTGTCGTGACCCGGATCGATGTCAATCCCCTGGAACTCGTCGTGGTCGCCTACGAAGGGTCCGGCATGATGCACTTCGGGCCGTACTTCTTGGAGTGGGCGCGCACGCGCGGCATGCCGTGCCGGGCCCACGTCACAAGTCCCGTGGTCGAGCGGCTCCTGAGAAAACTGAAGCTCTTCCGGAGTGAGGTGATCTTGAGGACCGCGGCATGAGTAGCGGCGGCAAGGGCAACAGCAAAGCCCAGACATCCTCGTCCACGACTACTAACACGAGCCAGACGACGGTGAATACCGTCGACAATCGGGCAGTGCAGGGGGACAACGCGCGCATCGGTGGCAACGTCACGGTGAACCCCGGTGATGCACCGATCGGTTCGCTCAGCATCAGTACGACCGACCAGGGCGCTATCCAGGCCGGTCTCGATATCGCGCTCGAAAGCCTCTCAGGCCTGCAGCGCCAGACCAATGCCACTCAGAGCATTGCGAGTGATTCCATCGCGCAGGCCTACGGCCTGGCGAACGAGGCGCGCCAGTCCGAGACATCCGGCGCGATCAACAATTTTTTGAAGTACGGGACCTGGGTCGCGCTCGCCGCGCTCATCGTCTGGGGTGTCGTCAGCTCCCGCAAACGCTGACCTACTCACGAGGCACGAACAACGTGCGAGGTGATCTGTGTCTGAGCAAGGTACTCCAAGCCGCCAGCGGGGCATGACCCCGTATAAGTTCGCCCTGTTAGCGGGCGTCGAGCGCTCCTTTGAAGTTGAGTTCGACTACTTCCACGTGCTCACGGCGCCGATCACGGATTTGATGGTCCGTTTCGATGACGGCGCTCAGGTCAACCTGTACGAAGGAGTAGGTCTCAGGATCTACGGCTCAAAGTTCACGCTGGAGTCAGCCACAGGGCAAACAGTCACCGTCCTGGCGGGCTTCGGTCATGTGTTCGATGGGCGAGCGACGGCCAATGTCAACGTCACCGCGACGGTTGCGGCAGGCAACACGTTCAACGACGGCGGCGACGTCGTGTGCGTGCACGCCGCGCGTACGCAGCTGCTGGCGCAGGATCTGCTGCGCACCTACGCGCTCGTGAAGAATAGCTCCAGCAACACAATCACGGTGCGCATCGGTAACGCCACAGTGGCGGCCGGCTCCGGCAACCCGCTTGAACCCGGCGAAACGCTTCCCCTGGCAACGACGGCCGCACTCTATGCTTGGAATCCGGACCCCGCGGTCGACGTCACTATCAACGCATCCTCCGTGCAGCAGGTATAAGTCGTGGGCGTCCCGCTGTCCCCCAGTGTCCAGAGTCCCAAGGCCTACGACACTCAGAATCTCACCGCCGCAAAGCTCGGCGTGCGGCTCGCTGCCGGAGCCAGCGCCACTCTGCGCGGGAACCTGGTCACGGCGCTGCAGGACGGCGGCTACCGCTACAACATCCACCCGCTCGAAACCGCCGGCGGCCTGGTCGATGCGAATCTCTTCTTTGGCTTCGAGCCCGGCGACATCCGACGCTACAAGGCCGACCCGACCGGAGCGACCGACAGCTCGACCGCGTTCACCAACGGATCGGCGGCCTTCAACACGCTCTTCGTGCCGCACGGCACCTACTTGGTGAGCAATAACGCGACATGCTCGGCGGCGCTGATCTTCTCCGGCGGATTGGTGAAGGTGGCACAGGGCAAAACGCTGACCATCACCCAGGCCATCCAGGCCCCGCCGGTGCAGATCTTTGACACCACAACATTGGGAGGCTTCGTCGCACTCGGCATCCGCGGCGGCGAAGTCTGGGCCGAGTGGTGGGGGGCAGTCGGAGACCTCGTCAAAACCAACAACGAAGTCCCGATCAATCAGGCGGTGCTCGCGATCTCGCAGCCCTACGGCACGGTCGGCGGGACCTATGGGGGCACGGTCCGCCTAGCCCGCGGCGATTTCTATGCGACCGATTTCATCTACCTGCCGGACAACGTCTCCTTGCGCGGCGACGGTTTTTTCTACTCGCTGCTGTTGGCTCACTCGACC